GATAACCAATTTTTTTACCTTCGTCAGCAGCGTTTTTACTAGCTAGAATCATTGCTGATTTAATGGATGGAGATGTTGCTAAACCTCTAAATTCTGTTTGCAATTCTTTTGACAATGAAGAAAAATCAATTCCTTTTTGAAGTGCAGGTTCATACAAATCATTGCCTAATTCTGTTCTTAATGCGGTATATTTTTGTGTTCTTGTAGGTGTAGCAATACCTTGTAAAGCATTAGTTCTAGCTTCAATGTTTTGTGCTTGTCTTTGCGCCATAATGTTTGTAGCTTCAGGTGAAGAAGCAGAAACAGCCCTTTGTGCGGCAGCAAGACTTGGTACGCCTGAAATTTCACCTAAAGTAGGTTGTACACCTTTTACTAATTGCTGTGCATTTCTAATGTTTTCAATAGCTTGCGGTGCTTGACCACCAGAAAATTCACGCAATGCACGACCTAAAATTGCATTTTGACCGCTTTCATAAAATGGTTCTAAAGCTGATTTAGCAGCGTTATAACCACCTTTAATTAAACCACCTGCTGCGGGTAAAACACCACCTAAAGCTCCCTGAATAAATACATTTTGTGCTTTAGCATTTGAAAATTGTTCTGGAGTTAAACCAGTTTCTTCTGGCGTTAAAAAGCCTGAAGTTATGCCACCTAATACGCCACCACCAATTCTCTGACTCATGCTAGGAATCATGCCAATAGGCCCTGCCATAAATGGAGCCGCTTGGCCTACTGCACTACCAACTTGACTAACTGCACTACCTACATTGCCCATTTGAGCTTGTGTGCCTTTTTCAATTTGATTAATAGCGTTTACGGGAATGTCACCTGCATTTGAACCAAAATATTTGCCAACTAATTGCGTTAATCCTGCCGGTGCTTTAGCAACACCAGTAGCTACATTTATAGGTAAGCTAACTGTACTTGTTAATGCCTCTTGTGCAGCCTTGGTTGCGCCTGTTGGTGCAGAACCATAAGAAGATGTGTTTAAAGGTATGCCCTCAGGGGAATATTGAATATCCTCTGCGCTTTGAGTATACATATTGCCTTGCTCAGGTTTGGCTTGAGCCATGCGCATTTTAGCTTGTGCTATTGCAATAGCTTGTTTTTGCTCTAAACTAAAATCTTCCATATTATTTGCCTGGCTGCTTAAATAAAGCCTGTTGTTCAGGAGTCATAAATTCCAATAATGCAGGGTCAAAATTTTGTGTGTTGTTTCCTGTTGTAGCAGCAGGCGATTGTGTTGCACTTGGTCTATAGGCAGGAACAGCACCAATAACAGGAGTTATTCCTTTTTCTTTGCTTGTCAAATAATCATTAAATGCGTTAAATTTGTCTGTAATTGCTTTTTCTCCATCAAAAGGAGAAGGTAAAAATCTCATAATTATTGCTTGTTCTTGTTTGCTTTGTGCTGTTCCAGCCCGTTCTTTAATTACAGAAGAAGCAATATTAAATACTTTTGCCCTAGCTTCAACTTGCGGAGAAGTTAATTTTTCATTCATTCTAGAAGTACCAAATTCTCCTGCTAATATTCCTGGAGCAGCAAATTTAGGGCCAAAAGCGTCTTTATTTGCTTGAATAGTTTTTAAAGCATCATTAATAGTTGATTTTTGTTGATTAATTGATGACACTTCTGTTTGCAGATGTTGTGGTAATGGCGGCATTAAAGCGCCTGATGTTGCACCTGCACCACTCATAGTTCCTGCAGCACCACCTTGACCTCCACCTATAGCAGTAAGAGATTTTGTATTTGGGTTGTATTCAGCAAAACCACCTTGTACAGGTACAAGTTGACTTGCATGAGGCGCAAATACATGAGTTTTAGGCAATCTTTGTAATACTTTAGTTGGGTCATTTGGGTCACGAATTTCAATAGCTGTGCCTGTGTCAATTTGAATAGGCGCACGATATTTAATACCACCGGCAGCTAATTCAACAGGTTCACCACCACCAATACTAGGCATTACAAACTTTTCACCTTCGCCAAGTTTTTGTGGCTTCATTAATTCTTGTGCCATAGATTGTAAATATTGGTTGCCAGCAGCAAATTGCATGGCTTGACCACGAGTTGCAGGGTCAGACATTAATCTTTGGAATTCGCTAATTGCTTCACCTTTTTGTTGTCTTAATGTTTTAGCTAATTCTAATTGTTGTTTTTCTGCCGTTTCCATACCTTTAGACCCAGCATAAGCGCCAAATAAAGGTTGTAAATGTTGTAAAAGAGAAGGCGCAACATAATGCCCAGAAACCATTTGGCCTTGTGGCTGTTGCATACCTTGTTGTAATAGCAACTTAGACAGTTCTTGCTGTCTATTAATTGCTTGCAACTCAGGTTGTGCTTCTAGTGGTACTTGTCCAAATATATCAGCCATGATTATTCCTTATAGCAATCCGATTTCAGCAAGACTAGCTGCATCCATGCCAGTAGCACCAAGACCTGCACCACCACCACCAAATAAACCACTAAGTCCACTAAATGTTCCTTTAGGCGACATTAAACCAGCAGCGCCTAAACCAAATAAACCACTCATACCGCCAGCGTTTCTAGCATTTTGGGCATTGTAATTAGCTAGGTTTGCGTTGTAAGTAGCTTGGGCTGCACCTGTTAAATCAGCACCAGCAGTTGTTTGTTGTTGTGCAGGATTAATGTAGTTAGGAGTAGCTAAAGATTTAATGTTTAAAGCATTGGCTAAAGGATTGTTGTAGTTAAGTAAATTTTGACCATATTGTTGTTGATTAGCTTGCAAACCAGTTTGCATACCACCAACTATTGCGCTAGTTAATTGGTCATTTTGAGTTTGCCCTAACAAGCGTTTAGCGTTGTTATAGGCTTCTGAACCAGGCATAATTCCTTGATTAGCAAGGGATTGGTCTGACATTGCAGATTGATGTTCTTGAGTAGGGGCAAGCCTTGACATAATTGCATTACTGTAAGATTGCCCTGGGTCTATTCCATAAGAAGGTAAATTGCCACCCGTAAATGGATTAGCATATTGATTACTTACATTTTGTTGCGATAGGTCAACTGCGCCTTGTAATCCTGGAGCAACGCTTTGAGTGGCAGACCATGTAGGGTTGCCTTGTGCATCTGTGCCTGTTTGAGTATAGTTAACTCCACCATAAGCAGTATTTTGGTTTACACGATTGGCTGCGGTTGCTGCTTGTGCAGCTTTTAAATTGCCAGCAGCAGCTTCTTTTGCTGCGCCTGTGTAATCAGGTACGGCTGGTGCGCCACCGCCACCACCGCCAAACATACTAGTTACTGCACTCATTGCCTTCTCCTTGTTGTAACCATTTACATTGATTACGCTTCATTAACATAACCACCAAATCCCCATATAAATGGGCATAAGGTATATCAGCTATTTGTTCAAAGCCAAGTTTTCGGCACAAATTCAAGGACTTAACATTGCCCTTATATATAGGTGCGATTATAGCATTGAGTTTTAATTTGTTAAACGGGTAATCAAATATTGCAAATAGTAGTTCTTTATTTAACCAATACACATCTGTAGAAGCAACATGGATTTGACAGGATTGGGGTAAAAAGCCGTTATATCCCACTACGGCTATCAATTTGCCGTCTTTTTCCTGTCCAATACACGCTGTTTCTTGCGGATAATTACAACCTTCTTCTTTGGCAATCCATTGTCTTAAATTGTCTTGATTTTCGGTTGTAACCCTACGCATTACAAAACAGTACCTTTTTCCATCACATAATCCGTAGAAACCCAATGTACATCAATTCCTTGGGAAACTATATTCATATTAATACCTGCTGCATAGCCTAATCCGCTTACACCTTGCCAGTTACGGTAAACAATCAGATTTCCAGCCCAATTATTGTTATCCCAAGTAGCTACATCCCATACGGCTGCGGTATTGGAAACATTACTATTAAATGAAACTTCGCCTAAATTGTTTTGAGTTTGAAAATCGGTATTAATTCCAGCATATATGCCAGGTGCGCCAGTATCAACTAAAAATGTAGGGCGAATCATCGTAAAGCGTTTTTGTTGTCCTGGGGTATCAAAATAGGAATAAGCCTGTTGGCAAGTGGCTGAAATAGGGTTGCCATCATCAGCTTTTCCATCCCAATATTTACCTAAAAAACCACCGCCACCAAAGTACAGGTCATCATTATGAAGTTCAAATACGGTTGTATTTATGCCTGTAAAATTGCACCAAGCCTTAGAAATGGTGTGCATTGCATATTGTTCTGTGCCAGATGGATTTGGGATATTAATTAAAAGCATATTAGGCTTGGCATAATAAATAACTTGCCAACCAAAATTGGTCGAATATGCGTCAGCTTCTTTGCTAATTTCGTAATAAATCTTATCTGTAAGGTTAATTCTAGGGTCTAAACGGCTAGATTGAAGGGCAGAAGCAAGTGGCACTAAACCATCTTGAGTTAACATTAAAATGTCGCCAGCCCATTTATAAAAAAATCTACGGCTAAATATATAACCTAATTGCCATACGCCTTTTAAAGCCCAAGTTGCAGCATCTGTAGGGTCTGTGCCGTTATAAACAATAACTTCACCCATATTGGTAGCAAATACAGCATAGTCGTCAACACCTTGACCAGCGTCAATAGTCCAGGTAGCCATGCCTTGTATAAAACCACCATTTCTAGCTATTCCGCCAAAGTCTAATGGAAAAGCATTACCGCCTAAAGAACTAACAGGTAAATACCATACTTTCATGGTATTTTTTTCGGTGAAATATATACGGTTTTTAAACAAATTTACATGAATAAAGTTTTTAGAATCTATTGTGTAATTTGTGCCACCACTTGAACCACCTACAATGCCTAAAACAGTATAAGTTCCTACTGTTGTTGCATTAGTAGCGGGGGTAGAAAGCATTGTGTAAGTTAAGGTGGTAGTACCTGTTACTGTAATTACAAAAGAACCGTTATAAGCGGAAGGGGCTGCCCCGCTAACAGTTATATAATTGCCCGTTACTAATCCATGTGCTACAGCAGTTGTTAAAGTAGCAGTTGTGCCTACTTTAGTAATTGAACTAATGGTCTGTGCAGTTGTTGTATTTGCAAGGCTAAACCATACAGAACCGTTATAAACCATAGTGGCATCTGTGCCATTACAAGCAACAATATAATCACCGCTAGTATTAGAAAAATTAATATGTTGTAACTTATCATTTGTAATTGCAAAAGCGCTAACAGCAGTAGGGGTATCTACTTCATAAATAGTAGTTCCAGCAGCAGCAAATAGTTTTTGTGAACTTACCCCTGCATAGTTCATTAATGAATTAATTTGAGTGGTAATGCCTATTGTATAAGCACCTACAACCGATGCGTTTCCGCTTGGAGTAGATACCATTGTATAAGTAAACTTTGTAGTGCTAGTTACAGTAATAACAAAAACCCCGCTATATTCAATAGGGGTAGTTCCTGTAATAGAAACCCTAGCGCCTGTAGTTAAACCATGTGCTGAAGCGGTAGTTAAAGTAGCCGTTGTTCCTACATAAGTAATGCTAGATATAGTCTGTACGCCTGTAGAAGTTGTTAATTGAGAATAACGGGTATAGCCGTTTCTCAAAGTAACATCTGTAGGAGTAGGGTATAAATTGGTTAAAGTTACTGCATCTGTAGGAGGCATTTGGGCAATAGAATCCCTAGCGTTCCAACCACCTATGGGCGAGGTTATAGAAGCAGTATTAGCAGTAAACTTTTTAGCTTGTCCAAATATCATGACCCATAGCCTGTATCTGGTATGTTAGCGTAACCAATAAGCACTTTGCTTGGATATGGTGCAAATGACAAGTTAGGTGCGCCTTTATCATTAGCTTTAGCAATACTTAAATAACGCTGATAATCTTGAGTTAAAGCAGTAGTATCAAAAGACTTAATTTGAAAATATTTAAGTTTTGTATAAAGAACTAATACTCTATCATCAAATACAGTTGTGTCTGTATCAGCCGTAAAACTGTTTTTAATTACGCCAGCAGAACTTCTTGCCCAACCTTTTGACCTGTATTCCCACCCTAAATACTCTTG